AATATTTTTAAAAAAAAAGGTGGCGGAAAGCCACCCTTTTTATAATCACTTGTTATTTAAGTTTTTTCTCTATTGATTTATAAACTTCTAAACCTTCATCTGTTTTAAACCATGCAGCCATAGCTGAATATGGATTTTCATCAAATGGTACATTCATTAATTTACGATTATTACTAGCCCACTTAAATGTTCTTTGATCACTAGCTAATATAATAATTCTAGCTTCTACAGCTCTTATAGCAAAGTTTCTAAGAACAACATTTTCATCTTGTGCAAGATCTAAAAATAATTTAGGATTCTTTTTTGCAAATAATAATCCATCTCTTTTTAATTCTTTGCTAGATAATTGATTTACACTAGTTCCTACCTCAACTCTAAGTATAGCTTCTAATTGATCAATGTCCATATGAGTAGCTACATTCATAGCTTCTAATTCCATTTCTAACATATCGTATTGATCTTCAGCTTCAGCTACAGAATCAAATTCAGCAAATAATACACCGTTATGCGGGTGTTTTGCTAAAAACTCTTGTAAATTTCTTTTTTCTTTTTTAACATGTAAATGTCCAGTATCAAAAACAATATGCGCTAAAGTAGCAGGTCCTTGTTGTTCATCAACAAAAATTGATTTTTGATTAGTAGCATATCTAAGTTCTCTTTCATAACCTTTTTCTGGATCAAACCAAACACAAGGATATCTTCTTGAATGCTTAGACATTATTGTGTATGTTAAAGGAGTTTTAGCACCTAATAAATAATAGTTTCTATCTTTATACTCCCAAGTGTCTACTTTTTTAGTAGACTTTTTTTCTTTTACTTCTTCCATAATATAATATAATATAATAATTTAAAAAAGACCCCGCCGAAGCGGGATCTTATATTAGTTTAATTAACTAGTGAGATTGAATACAGTCAGAAACCGCGTAAGTAGAAGTATCAATTGATACAAGTTTACCTGGGTTTTGTTGTGAATCTCTAAGAGCATCAACTACCAATTTAATGAAAGTTGGTACCGCAGCTCCAACAGCCGCATGAGTCAAAGTAATAATTTGATTCTTATCATCATTCATAGCATAAGTAATTACAGTAGAAGTAGATCCTCCTGTAACTGCCACTATGTTATTTGTTGGAATTGGTTTTGTTGTGTTTTCTGATCCTGTTCCAGAACCAGCAACTGTTACATAAATATAACTCATAATTTCTAAATTTTAAAATGTTAATAATTAATTAAGCTCCTTTAAATAACACGAAGTTATTAGCAGCTTGAGTTACTAAACATCTTTCAGATAAGAAATTAACTCTCATTACATCAAGATCAGAAGTATAAGCACCTCCAACAGAACCAGTGATCCAAGATTTCATTCTTCTATCTTCTGTTTCTGAAGCTCTATATCTTACGTGTAAAAATGGACGTCTGATATTAGCACCTAACATTTGATCGTATACTGTAGAAGTTCCAGCAGGAACAAGTACACCATCAATTTCTTTGTCTAATCCTCTAGTTGTAGCATCATTAAGATATTTCCAGTCAGTTTTATAGAAGTCATAAGAACCTCTTCTAAAACCAGAAAATCCAAAGTTTAATGCCATATCAGCTTCGTTGTCGAAAAGACCATAAGAAGCAGCAGCTGCAGAAGCATAGTTACCGTTCATAGCAGCAATCATATCATCAAAATCAAGAGCAGTAGATCTTGATAAGAATAACATGTTTTCTTCAATAGCACCTTGCTTATCTAAGTTTTTAAGGATTTCATCGAAATCACCTAAAGCACCAGAACCAGGAGCAGCAGCTCCAGCAAAACCAGAGTATACATTACCTCTTGCTTCGATAGCAGCAAATAAACCTTGTGAACCTTTTATTTGAGCAGTAGACGCAGTACCTGGGCCAAATGCAGCACCAAACTGAGTATTAGCGTTTACGTTAGCTTGTAATTCACCTTCAACCATTGACATTTCAAGATAATCTTCAAATCTTAATCTAGTTTCAGATTCAGCTTTTAAATACCAAAGATATCCAGAAGTTCCATCTTCAGTAGCAACTTCGATCCATCCTATTTGAGCAACATCAGAACCACTTAATTCATAATTATCTTTCAAAATAATTGGTGAATTAGAAAAAGTTGATACACCTGGCTCAATAGCGCCATCCATTCCGTTACTTCCTTTTGGAAATTCAGAACCATATACGAATAAACTACAAGTATTACCAGTAATTTGAGCTGATAAACCAGCAGCAGTAGTTTCATATAAGATAGCATCTACAGTATAACCATCAGTAGTACCACCAGAAGTTCTATCAGTAATTAAAGCTTTAGCAGTAGCTAAACCTGTAGGATTATCAGAAATTAAAATAGTATTACCTTCTCTTAATGCAGATGTAGCTGGATTGTTAGCACCTGGAGTAATTGTTACTGTAATAGTAGAGTTAGCTCCAGCAGCAACAGCACAGTTATCATATGCAATATGTAATCTATTTTGTTCAGACCAAATTACTTGATCAGATGTCATTGGCATTTCAGCGCCAACCATTCTTAGGAAACCACCTAAAGTTCTGTTTCCATATCTTTCTACCTCTTGCTCATAAAGCTCTGGTAGATATTGTTGAGTCCATGTCGAAAAAGCAGCGTCGTGAAAATCGATATAATTATCTTGAACGGTTACCTTGTTCGGCATTGGAACAATTGATGCGGGAAAACTCCCGCTTGTTGCAAATCCCATGATTTTTAATTTTTATTTTTTCATTTTTGTTTTAACTTTCAACCTTGAGCTATCAACACCTGAAATTGCTTTTACTTTTAATCCATTAATATATACATCACCAGAATTTTGAACTCTTGGTTCTGCATTTATATTTTTAGATTTTGCCATTATATCTTTAGTTGCATCGGCTTTACCTTGCTCATAAAAATGATTAGCAATAGTATCAGCGTTTCTAGCAGCATAAATTGCTTTATGATAACCTGCAGTATCAGTTATTTCCCCATTTTCATTTAAGAACTTCTTAACAAAAGTGTTTAAATCTGACTGCTTATTAGCAACTTCCGAAGGATTACTTACATTGTATCTAAATCTTTTTTCACCCAATTTAAAATCAAAACCTTTGAACTCTGAGTTAAATAATTTATTAGTTACGTTTGTAAATTTTTCTCTTCTCTGCTGAGCTATTTCTTGCTCTTTGTTGTATCTATTGAAAAAGTCCATTGCTTTTTGTTGTTCTTGAGTAACGCCCGGTCTCAACTTGATCTCGTCGTAATACTTCTTTTTCGTTTCCTCCAAAAAGTTTTTGGCCTTTGCAATTTCTTCTTTTTTCGCGAGTTTCTTTTTTCTTATATCGCGATCCTCGTCTACTTCTTCGTCATAATCAAATTTATCTTCCATGATAAATTCAATTTCATCAGAATCTAAATGAGGTTTAGTTCTTTTATAATATTCTTTTAATAAAGCTGTGTCATCTACATTAGTATAATCTGCATTTAATCTAACATAGTCATTTATATCACCACCAGTTTCTTCCATAAACTTTACCAATTTTTCTACATTTTCTGGTAAATTTACTTTAGGTTGTGGTTCTGGTTCTGTAATTTTTACTTCTTCTTCAGCTTTAGGTTCTTCAATTATTTCAGTAATAGTAGCTACTGGTTCTTCTTTTTTCTCTTCGGTAGCTTCTTGTTTTTCGGTGTGTGCCTCTCCCACTTCTCCGCCATCTTTGGGAAGTTCGCGTACATCCACCTTCGTTGTGCTTGACTCTGGAATGGCATCTTCTTTTATTTCTTGTTTTACTTCTTCTACTTTTTCTTCTTCTTTTTTAGATAAATCTAATTTAACTGGTTCATCTTTTTTTAATAGTTTTTTAGGACGACCAGGTTTCTTTTTTATTTTAAATTCACCTTGTTCTAATTCTCCAGTAGGAGTTTCTTTTATTTCTTCTTTTGACATAATATAATATAATAGTTTGTTTTTTTTTAAGTGACTCTAAACGCACTCATGTCTAATCCGGCAGGATCATCTTGCTGCTCGAAATTTGTTGGAGCAGAATCATTTTGTCTTTGGCTAATCATTTTACTTTGTTGAGTAGCTTGTATTCTAGTTCGTTGATCTTTTCGATCTTCAATATCTTTTTCTTTTTTATTATCTATTTCAACTTCCATACTTTTTAACTGTATGTCATATCCATATTTAAGCTCTAGCATTTGTTTTTCAATCTCAGCTTTCATTTGCATTTTTTGCATTTCAAATTGAGATTTACCTTTTTCTATTTGTAATGTAGTTTCTGCTAACGCTTGTTGTTTTTGCATTTCAGCTAAACTAGCTTGTTCTGCTGCTTGTGCATTTGCCTGAGCTTGAGCTTGTATATTTTCTAACTTAACTTTTTCATCATACTCTTGTTTCTTTTTTCTTCTAAACTTAAGTAATTGATTTGCTAGTTTTAAATTCTTAACTTCTCTAATATCTATTGCGTCTTCTAAATATATTGATTGAGTTTTTAAAGCTATTTGTATATTTTGTTCTAACTGCGCTTTTTCTTCTTCATCAGGTTCTAAATCAATAAATATACCAAAGTCATGAATATTAAGATTAGCTAGTTCATCTAATGTACCAACATTATATTTAGATATACTATTTTCTAATGCATCTCTTGTAAATGGAAACTGTAATGAATCAGCAACTCTTAATGATATATTTTCACACATTTTTAATGTTAAATATAAACCAGCTTGTAGTATATGTCTTGTTGCTGTATTACTATTAGCAGCAGCTAATTTTTGTAAACCTACTAATGAATTTTTATCTGGATTACTACCATCTCTAGCTTCATTGAGTCCGGTTACATCTCTTATCATTTGTAAATAATACTGATAAGTTTGTGTTAGTGATGCTATTTTAGATCCACCTGATCCACTTTGTAATTCTTGTATTGGAACTTTACCACGGTTTGGATCTCCATCTTGAGTTAATGATCTACCTACAATACTACCAGTTTGGAAATACATATTTAATGCTTCAGCTGGATTATAGTTTGTACCATTACCTAAGTCAACTTCTGCTAAACCATCCATATCTAAATAAACACCATCTGGTACCATTCTAGATAATACTTGTTGTATCTTTAAATGTGTTAATTGAATCATATCAGCAAAACCAGTAATACGGTTTACTAATGAATCAATACGACCCTTATACATTCTAGGTGCGCATATTTGGTAATTCATATTAACTTTCATAGTATTAGCAGTAGGTCTTGTCATATGCTCTGCTAACTTCCACTCAAGCATTAATGGATGTCCTAATATTTTAGCTCCAGTGTATAATGTTTCTATAGTTCTAGATACTCTATCAAAATTATCACTTGGTGGTGGATTAAAAAAATCAGGTTTTTCTAACGCTTTTTCTAATCCTTGATCTGTATATTTTATTTTAAATACTTGGTCACTATAACTTTTATATTCAAAGTATAATACTTGAACAGTAAGATCATCTTGCCTACCATTATAGTTTCTTAAATAATTTTGATTACCTGGATACTTTTGTATTTCCTTCATTTCACTATCAGTTAAATGAGGAAATTGCATTTTTAAATCTGATAATGTTATAGATTTAACTTCACCAGCGTAATATATATCTTCAAAATTAGGATCTTCAGTATATGAATACACTAAACAAGCAGGATCGACATAATCAACTTTAACACCTTGTGATCTATTCCAACTTGTTTTTACAGCACCAATACCTAAAACCGTCAAATCATAATTTAATCTTTGTCTAACTAAATCATATTTATTATTGTCTAATATATGATTAATAACTTCTTCTTCAGCTACCTCTACAGATTGTTTAAAATCCATTTGCATATGTACTTCTAACTCTTCTAAAGTTTGAGGAGTATCTGAAGCGGTCATAGAAAAAGCATCTACACCTAAAGTTTGTTGTGCTTGTTCTAAATATTCTCTTGCATTTATATCAACCATTAGTTGATTAGCATAATCTGTTCTAGTTTTTAAACATGCTGGATCTTGAGCAAAAGCATTTATCTGGAAATTACGCTGAGACATTCCATTAACTACAATATCTACAAATTTAGATACAACAGGTACAGGTTTCCAATCTAAGTTTAAATAAGATAAATCACCATTTATAGCTAATTCATCTTTATATTTTTGAACTGGTTGTTCACCTCTGGCATATAATCTTAATAAATTATAATTATTATAATTAGTAGTAGCATAACCCATATTAGGTCCTTGTCTAGAATTACTAAACCATTCACCTTCTATAGCTCGGCCTACTTGTAAACCATAATCTAAACTTGCTTTTTCTGCATCTGGTACCACCTGATCGGGAAAAGAACTATTGCTATTAGTATAAATCATTTATTTATTTTATTATTTTTGAAACTTGACCATCGTTATTATATCTTCTAATACCAAGCTTAATAGGATTTTTTTGACGCAATGCTACTGGTCTGTATTTATTTTTATTACAAGCCATTATAGCAAGTCCAGAACTAATTGAAGCATCATGCTTTGTTCTATTGTTAATATTGAATTTTGCCCAATCTTCTAAAGTACGTTGCATATACATATCACCATAGTTTTCTCCTAAAAATCCAACGTAATCTTCAATATATGTTTCTATTGCAGCTGCATGCGCTTGTTTAATATCTTCACTTGAGTTAGGTATACCACCTATTTCTCTTTCTGTTGTTGATAGTTTATTCCAAACTCTATCAGGTCTATTCATTGAAAAACCTCTATACCCTCTTCGTTTTAAATAATATAATAATCTAGGTTTATTGTTTTCTGCTAATATCGGCATTCCATAAAATACTAAAGCCATAAGCACATCTTCAAAAAATATTTCAGCTGTTTGTGGTCTAGATATGTATTCTAAAAAAAAGTGGTTTGGTGGAACATCGTCCATAGAAAATTTACTTAATCCATGAAGTGATCCATTAGACCCTTTCCCATCAACAGTACCACTAATATCATAACTATCACAACCAAAAGCTCCAAGATGTTCATTTCCAGGGTACTTAACACCATTTTTTATAATTACATTATTTTGTAAATTTTTAGGTGGAACCCATGATATTAAAAACCTGCCATCTTTATTTGGATAAAATATAACTCTTGAATCTTTAATACCATTTTGCCATTGAAAACTTCCTTTTGTTACTGATGCTATATTATGAACTTCTTCATTATAATCTATTTGTTCATATATTTTAACAAGATTAAATAATGACTCTTTAGTTTCATCTCTAAAAGCATGTTTTTCTGTACGAGGAAATTGTCTATAAAATTCGTTTAATCCGTCTTGATCTTGTCTAAGTCCTTCTGCTTCGTTTTCCCAGTGTTCGATAACTCCGATGTTAATTTCTTCTCCATCAACTCCAATGACCGGAGTTTGTGGTGTATCGAAGACAGGTAATCCATAAGAATCAATGTATCCTTCGTAGGACCATTCCATAGGGATGAATAAACTATAGAGTCCCGAGCTTGTTTGACCATTCTTATTTCTTCTCTCAACGCTTGAATCATAAAATAATTTTTTAAAATTGTTCCCACCTTTATCTAAAGCGTTAGATGTACTTCCCATCATACACTTACCAACTATTCTAGAACCTAGTCTTAATGTAGTTTTTGTAACTCTCCAGTTATTTAATATGTTATCAGGTCGTTCCCATTTACCGCTTTCATCATGTGCTAATATCTTCAGCTTTTCACCATCATAAGAGTTATCACCTGTATTTTTCCAATCTATAGTAGTATCTAAACCTTCTAGCTCTTTTAATTGTTCATTTGATTCTAGTTTACGTCTAGTAAGCTTTGAAGCGGGTACTCTATATGCCAATTCGGTCTTAGGACGATCCATACCATCCTGGATCGGTTTGAAAAAAAACGGATAGTTAATGGATATTGGGACAACTTTATCTGTGAACATTTTTTTAGCATCTGCTCCAGTTTTAGAAAGGATGCCGAATCTGGCGTTACTAGATATTGTTGCTTGGTTAACCAACTCGGCTGATGACATGAATGAAAAACCAGATCGTCTGTTTTTAAGGTAACACATCCCGTAGCATCTACTATCTGCTTTGCAAGCTTCCCAGAACATAAAGAATAATCTGTTTGCTTCTCTAAAGTCAGCGGCTCCAACATCAATTTTTGACCATTGCAAGTACATATAATGAGAACCTGTAATATAAGTAGGAACACCATTGTTATAAAACCAGTAGCCTTCATCTCTTTTTCTAAATTCTTCATCTATATAGTCAAACCATTTTTCTTTAAAATCCACAGGATACTCATCCCAATCAAATACACTTTTAATTCTATTTAATTCTTTTGGGTATTCTTGTTTTTCCCAGTATTGTTCCTTTTTATCTTTGCTTCGTTTAAAAGGTTCATTGACTTCTGGTATTGCAATTTTGAGACCTTGAATATCATATATCTGTCCAATAGTTCCGTCTTTACTTATAACTACAAAATCATATTCTTTATTATATCCGTACTCCCATTTTTTATACCTATTATTTTTTTTAAGTATTTTAGGATTAATATAATCTTCTAATATTGTATATAATGTTTGTTGGTACATTATTTACTTCTCCTTTCTGCAAAACCTTTAAAAGCTTTTTCTTCTTTCTTTTCTTCTTTAGGTTTATCTTCTAGCATTTCTTTTTCATTTTCAATACGTGTTAATATTTCAAACGCATCGAAAATAGCTAACTTTTTTGTAGCTGCTGCATTTTTTAATCTATCTGCAGATATATCATCTTCTGAATCTACAATAGGTTCTCTAGCGATCTTAATTAATTCCTCAACTGCTTTGTGCCCAGCTTGGATTATATTTAACTTTATCTTCTTCGTAGTCATGCATTAATGCTATATCATTTGATTTCATACAATACAAACGTTCATCACCGACTATAAACTCAAATTCAGAGTTGGGTGTAAACGTTATTAAGGTTCCAGGAGTGATTCCTAGCGCTTCTAAGAACTTATTACTATATTTTATTATACCAAGAAGTGGTTCTTCTTTAAGTGTACTAAATTCATCCAGAGATGCAACAGGGTGGACAAAGCAATAGTTTAAGTTACATATCCATTTGTCATTGCGGTTGTAAAGATATATTTGTTCTATATCACAAAAAAATAAATCATCTTTAAAAAATGATGCAGAGTTCTTTTCTCTACCTTTCATATCATAGAACCTACGAAATACATTGTGGTGAATAATTACTTCATCACCTACTTTAATATCTGTTTTATACGCTTTTGGTAAAGCTACAACAATAGCTTTTTTACTAACTGATTGAAATGTTTCAATACGAGTATTAGTTATAAGGCTTTTGTCACCTACTTTTTTTTCATTATCATAACGTTCGCCTTTTGGCTTTATAATAAATCGGTATAAGCTTTCCATTAGTATTGTAAATCATACTCAACAGATATTGCCATATTAGAATTAAATTTTTTCCAAGGCAATACTTCGTCTTCTTTAGTTATGAATATATTGTAAGAATTATCTTGTTCTTCAAACAGTATATTTGAAATGCTATGGCCTCCGTAAACCTGTTGGCCTACGGAGTAATGCATAGCTTCATTTTTATAATCTGCTCCAATACTTATTTTACGTATAATACTAGACATGACCAATAGGTTCCTCTTCTTCTTCTTTTTCTATAGCTGCATAAGTACCATCTTCTAAGTTGATATTTACTGCACCGTATTCTTTTTCCAATTCACCTTTAAAATCTTCTATTTGTTGATTTACTCCTGCTAACTCATGAAGCAATCCATGTTTATTAGCTTCT